GCGCGGAAACGGTTGTGCTCGTTGATGTGAACCTCGTGTGGTTGCCAATCGGCGACCATCACCGTTTCCTCGTCCTCCCCGGATGCCATGCGTGCGTTCTCCCAATTGGCTTCCTCGCAATGCGGGTCGAGAATCGCGCTGAATGTCGTCTGATCACTGACCTCGAACACGCGGGCGAGTTCCGGTGGGCCGAGCATGGCGAACATCGCCGGTTGCGATTGGGAGAGCTTGATCATCGCCTCTTGGATCGCGGCACGCGAACGCGGCATCGTCGCATCGAGCGGGACGTGGACGACGGGATGTTCGGTGAGGTCGTCGGCGGTCCACGAAACCTCTTGCGGTTCCCCGCGTGGCCCGCCCTGCTCGTCGTTCATCAGCACGTCGGTCACCTGCATCTGCTGGGAACCTTCCATGCCTTCGGTCGCCTTGTCGACCATCATCATCAGGTAGCGCTCCAGCTCGAGCACCTGTTCGGCGACACGCTGCCAACCGCGCTGCTGGTCCTCAGCGATCAGTCCCAGCGGCGTCTCGTCTTTCTCAGCGAGGATGGAGAGCGCGAGCCCCGAGTTGCGGTCGCCGGGGGCTTCACCACGCGATACGGCGTGGGTGGAGAACAGGTCGTCAAGTTCGCCTTCGAGGGCGGCGATGTGTTCGCGCATCCCGCGTGCGGCGATGTCGGGCACGATCATCCATTCCGGCTTGCCGACTTCGGAGTTGTAGCGGATGATCTGACCGGGTGTCCCGTCGACATCATCGTCGCCGTCCATCACCGCGCCGTCCGGTAGGAGCATCCGGTTGTTGTCGGTCCTGAGAATGTTGTTGTTGATCGACGTGTACGCCTTGTTGATCTGGACCTGCAACTGGCGGGCGTCGTTCATGCGCGTGTCGCCCTTCCACGTCCCGCCGATCTCTGTCTCGGTGAACGTGGTCACGTTGAGTTCCTTGAACGGGAACGTCCACCCCGACTTACGCACGATCTGATCGCCCAAGACGTGGAGCACGCAGCCGTCCGAATCGTCGGTCGGGCGTTCGTAGTAGACGAGCACCATGCAACCCTTGGCGTTTGTCGAGCCGCGACGGTTCGTCCTGAGCGCGCGCTGCATCACGTTCTGCGCCGCCTCCGCATCAGCCTCCGGGGTGTAGTCCAACTGGTATTCGCGCTTGGCCTGCAACGGGGTGAGGGTCGTGTTCCTGATCCAGTACAACGCGTCGGTTTCGTCGCGGGTGCCGGGTTCCAGCCCGAACTCGGGTGCGGACAACGCGGTCAGCTTCGTCGCCGGCCGCGACGGTACGCGGATCGTGGAGCCTTGTCCGTCCGACATCGGCGGGTCGTCGTAGTGGTACGCGGGTTCGGTCGCGACGGCACTCACGCCACCGAGCAGCGCATAGTTGATCGCCTGTCTACGGACTTGCGACCATCCGTCGCGGTGCGCTTTGACATCGAGGATCTGGCGGGCCAGCCGAGCCTTTTGGATGGCGAACGAATCGACGCCTTCCGGGCGCGGCTCGAAACTGAGCGGGGTTCGGCACAGCCTCGCGAGCAGTGAGGTCATGCGCGGCTTGAGCTTGTTGACCGTGGCGCGGGTCAGCGCGTCGTTCTCGTTCTCGAACGCGAGCAGGTGCACGGTGGAACGCGACTCGTCCCAGCGCAACCACTGGTCGCCGTGAAAGAAGGCGCTGTTGAGCAGGAACGACCGGCGTAAATCGATCATGTCGTCTTGGATCTCGCGCCAACGCTCCTTGACCTCGATCGCGGTCGGTGGCTCCCACGGCTTGTCGACTTTCATCGGGGTTGACGAACTCTGGTCCGTCATCACCATGCTCATTTAGGGCATCTCCGTGACACGCGGGATTTCGCGCTTGTTGCGGTTGCGCCGGAGCACCTTGGGGAGCAGTCCTTTGAGTTTTCCGGCACGAATCGAGATCGTAGCTTGGATGGCTTGCGAGACAGCGACTATCCACAGGGCGTAGATCACTTGTCGGCCTTCTTGCCGAGCAGCCTCAACCGTTGCAGCTCGGCACGCAACTGGTTCTGTGCGATCGGGTCGTCCTCTGCCAATGTCGAGCCCTTGCCGTTGCGGCGCGACGCTTCCATCGACGCGACCGATGCCCAAATCTTGGCGACATCGGACGCCTCTTTCAGCGAGGTCGGCAGGAACTCGTCGCCACCCAGGAGCACGACGTTGGCGGCGCGGCGGATTGCCAGCTCCGCGAGTTGCTCGATCGACTTGGCCTCAAGCTTGCGCGAGTCGGCGACCGCGGCGGCATCATCTCGCGCCTGCGCGATGTCGGACAGGTCGCGTTCCGGGTCGCCTTTCGTCTTGCGTTTCGTAGCTCGAGGTGCGCGCCCTTGGAATTCGGAGCAGTTGATCGGTTGCATGTCGTCGCTCATGGCACGATCCCCCCGCACCACGGGCATGTCCGACCAGTCTCACCCATTGTGTGCGTGCAGGACACAATGTAGGTGATCTCGGGCACGAGGTAGCGGGCGTGTTCGTCGCCGAGTGTGGCTTTCGTCGGTACCTTCCACCAGCCGCGAGAGTCGCGTTCGAGGATCACTCGGGGACCGCGCCGACCTCGACCGTGATCTGACCGTCAAGTACAGGTTGAACGTTGACCTCGTGCCGTTCGGCGGCTTCCTCGATGGCTTGATCGTAGGGCGGGCGCGGACGGTTGGTCAGCGGGTCCGGGCTCATGCGTCGGCGCCTTGTGAGGCGATGGCGCGCACCAGGCGGGCGTCCATCGCTGCGGCCTCGTCCATGAGGCGGGTGATCTCGTTCGCCAACGCGGTGATCTCGCCGTCCTTGTCGGCCAACACCTGGCGGTCGACGAGCACGAGCGGCGGGTTGAGCAGCATGTACGCGGCGGTGGTGCAGTCTTCGCACAGATACACCGCTTGACGGAGCACCTTGTCGGGATCTTCCCTGCGGAGGTCGATGATCTTGCCCGATTTGGTGGTTCGGCACCTGTGGCAACACCCCGGCGCGATCTGGTAGTTGTAGAGCAGTTCCATGATGCTTTCTCAGCCCCCTTCGCTGTTGGGCGAGAATGGTATCACCATCTGCGCTTCGGCTTGGCTCCTGCCTTGTGGATGAGCCGCGAGAATCGTTGATCGAGCGTCAATCCGACCTTCGACACGGGTGGTTTGGTGCCGATCGGGCGCACCGACAACAGGTATCGCACCACGTCGACGGCGTGATCCTCCAATGTGGTGTCCAAATCCTCCGGATGCTTCTTGTCTGTCTGCTGCAGCGAGAAGGTGCGGATCAGATTCGGGCAGTTCTCCATCACGTACAGCTTCGGGCCGTGGTCGGGGTCGACCGCGAGGTACTGGCGGACGTTCTGCCATCCGGCGATGCGCGCATTCTTGGCTCTGGTGACCGAAAACCCGTTTTCGCGCCACATGTCGGCGATCGATTTGCCCATCCCGCGCTTGTCGGCGAACACGGACGGGTCAGCGACCGACGCGTAGTAGCTCTCCTTGCGCGGGGTGCCGTCGATGCGCGGGGTTTCGGACATCTCGACCGCTTTTCGGGCCTGTTCGATCGGTGTCAGGCCGGCACCGTAGGCTTCGCGGTAGATGTAGCAGTTGCCGTCGTTGTCCCACGCCCCCCAATAGCACGCCCACGGCGCCGCCGAACCGAAGTCGGCCCCTCGAGCCAACTGCCAGCCGTCCGGGATGTCGAAGTAGGGCACGACGTGGATGTCGCGGCGCCATTCGTCGAAGTACATGCCGTCGAACACGTCGAAGTCGCCGTCGCGCAGCTGTCTCCTTCGCTTCTCGGGGAGAGCGTTCAGGCCGCGCATGAACGACGGGTCGATGTGCGGGTTGTCGGTCGCTTTGGCGGGCACGAACGCGCACACCAGGTCTTGTTCGACGTCGGCTTGGATGTCCAAATTGGTGATCCACGGGATCAGGATGTTGTCGATCTGTGCGTCCGTCGCGGACGCGACCGTGATCGGCGCGTCGTAGGTCCGTGACACCTGCGCGTTTTCGATGCCTTGGGAGATGTCGTAGACAACGATGCGGTTCCCGTAGTCCGATGGGGTCACGAAAATGTCGCGCAGCCACGCGTGGGAGGCGCCACCAGGGTTGGAGAACAGTCCAAGATGAGGACGCGCACCCAACTTGGCGGCGGTCTTGGTGACACGCAAACGTGAGGCGACGGTGATGATCTGTGTCGAGGCCATCAACGATGCTTCGTCGACGATGATGCACCCGTATTCGGCCGACAGGTATTGGCCCAAGTTTTCGTCGGTCGCCAGATACCCGCATTCGATGTGCGACGTGTTGTCGTACTTGAATTGGGTCACCCCGTCCAATTTGCGCAGCTTCGCGGGGAGCGCGAA